GCTTTCATCAAAGCCGCCGAAGAAGCTTTCCGCTTCTGGTTCGCGGACAAACAGATCACCGCGAATCCGACGTACGACTTCTTCGCGCAAGCCGAACTGTCGGGAGAGAACCAGTGGAACTTTGAAAACAACGGAGACTTCAGACCGCACGTCCACTGCATCGTGTCCGGCAAGGGGCTGACGCGCTTCACGGCTAAGTCTATGCGTCTCGATGTAGAAAAGAGATGGATCGCGTGCCTGGTGATGGCGGCTAAACAGACCGGGCTCGCGGAACTGCCGGAAGAACAGGGGCCGTGGAAAGTGCTGGTCAGAGAGCTCGACATGGCGGCGGATGAGGTGCTGGACGGCAGAATGCACTGCTCTCGCATCCTGCAGTATCGCTCTCGCGCCGGGCAGTATCACGCGCTCAGAGTAGACGCCAGAGAATTCATCACTAACTACTTCCTGCCTAAAAATCTGCTGTGGAACAGACAGCTATCTGTCAACCAAGCGACGCCGGGCAACAGCTGGTTTCAGCAGAGCTACAAGTGCTACGCTCTCTCCTACATCAACGAAAAGTTCATCAGCTACTGGAGACGCCGGCATCTCTACGAACGGCTGGCCAACTCTGTGCTGACGCGCACGCAGAGCGAGCCGGTGGCTAGCGGCAGCGAGACGGTCTCGCTTCCTGAGGTAAGTGTTCAGCGCTTTAAACTAGACAAAGAACCGGATCCGGAACAACGCATGAACAAAAAGCAAGCGATGATGCTAGACGCGGTACAGAGAAGCACGCACAATCACTGGCTCACCTACGAAGACATGGTCCGCGGGGCTCCGGAACTTCTCATCATGCTAGAGAGTCAGCCGGGCGGCAACAAACTCATCGAACAGCTGCTCCAGATGGTCCACATCAGCATCACGCAAAAGTACACAGCGCTTGAGTACATCCTGGCACGACATCCGATGACTCAGCCTGACCAGCTGTCTCCTGACAACAAGATTGTGCAACTGCTTAACTTCCAAGGATACAACGCCTGGCAAACGGGACACTGGCTCTGCGTCTGGCTCAGCAAGAGAGCCAACAAACAAAACACGATCTCCTTCTTTGGTCCAGCCAGCACCGGCAAGACAAACTTGGCCAAATCTGTGGTCAACTGCGTCAAGCTCTACGGCTGCGTCAATCATCTCAACAAAAACTTTGTCTTTAACGATTGCGCTGCCAAACTAGTACTCTGGTGGGAAGAATGTCTCATGACCACAGACTGGGTCGAGCCGGCAAAATGCATTCTCGGCGGCACGGAAACGCGCATCGATCGAAAACACAGAGAAAGCCAGCTTCTACCGCACACGCCGGTCATCATCTCGACCAACAACGACATCTACACGGTCGTGGGCGGCAACGTCACACACGGAGTCCACGCTACGCCTCTCAGAGCTCGCATCGTGCAATTCAATCTCATGAAGATGCTTCCTCAGACCTTCGGAGAAATCACTACGGAAGAATGCGCAGCCTGGCTCACTGCCTGTTACGCGCGCTTCAAAGACCACATTTCTCTGCAAGGCTTTTGCGACATCTGGCGGCTTAAACAGGTACCGCACAGCTTTCCTAACCAGAGTCTTTGTCCTTCTCACACACAGGACTTTGTGCTGCACGAGCACGGACTGTGCCTATCGTGTGGAGGTTACCTGCCTTTGCGAAGATCGCCAGAGCCGGAGCCAGTCCAGCAGGCATCCCACGTCGACTGGGACGAGATCGACGCCCGGTGGCTCGGTGAGTTACCTACTATGGATGCCTGGTCGCCAGATACACAAGACTGGGACTGGCTCGATTCCGAGTCTACGCTCTCGGCACCTGACTCTCCTTCTCTCTTGTCAGGAAGACCTTCCGGACGGCAGAGTCCTGATACAGCCACACCGGATCCTACTCCTCCGGCGCGGCCAAACACTCCAGTTGAACCCGGCGAACCGGATCAACAGGTACCTATTATCGATCTCACCGGCACAGACGTCTCCTCGGACGACGAGACAGACTGTGACGAGGAGGCTGCGCGAGTGGCTGCATCGCGTCTGCGGGAACTCGCCGAACAACTAAACAATGAGTTCGCGTCACAGCCCGTATCCGAGGAAGACATCCGGCGATACGACCGGCTCCAAGACGAGCTGGGCATCATCAGGCAGCAGGGAGAACAAGGGGAACCACAAGAACCCATCGTTCTCCACTGCTTCGAGACCATTCCTGACTCGCCAGCAGAAGAAGGAGATCCTCAAGCCTAGAGCCTTGAGAAAAGATCCTCCTAAAGTCTTTTGCGCTACACATCGAGCGGACAGTCCGGACGCTCCGGCTGTCTGCGGCTTCTTTTGGCACTCTAATCGGATTGCGGGCAAAGGGACTGATTGGATCTTTACGCGGGGCAAACAATTATTTCAGGAACGGGCAAAAAATAATGTTATCGATTGGGACATGGCGCGGGATTTGTTGTTTTCATTTAAGCGGGAGTGTGATCAGTGGTACCGTAATATGTTGTATCATTTCAGATTGGGAGAACCCTGTGACAAATGTAATTACTGGGACGGGGCTTATCGCAAATACTGTGCGCGCGTTAATGCAGACTATGAAAAAGAAATAAATGCTACTTCTGCTTCACAGGAACTCACTGACGAAGAAGCGGCCGCTGCACTAGACGCGGCCATGGCCGATGCCTCCCATTAGACAACCTAAAGGGTGGCTCTTTCCTGGGTATCGCTATTTGGGTCCTTTCAATCCTAGCGATAACGGGGAACCTGTCAACGCGGCTGACAAAGCAGCTCAAAAACACGATCAATCCTATAATCACTATATTAATCAAGGACACAATCCTTACTTGTATTTCAATAAAGCTGATCAACAGTTTCTTGACGACTTGCGTGGTGATTGGTCCGCCGGAGCACTAGCGGGCAAAGCAGTCTTTGGGGTCAAAAAGGCCATCGCGCCTGCACTTGGTGAAAAAAAAACGGCTCCGGGAGCCGGAGGAGGACCTCCGGCAAAACAAGCCAAAGTCCAAGCTGCTAAGCGCAAGCTTTATTTTGCTCGAAGCAATAAGGGAGCTAAACAAGCTAAAATGGCAGATAGTAACGAAGTGGAAGGTGCGGGAGACGGACCTCCGGAAGAACAACCAAGTACTTCCGGAGGAGCGCCAGCTCCTAGCATGGTCGATGCTAGGTCAGGCTCTGGCGGAGGCGGGGGAGGCGGCATGGGCGGGGGAGGCAGTGTAGGCGTCAGCACGGGAGGCTGGGAAGGAGGCACGCACTTCCACGCAAACGGCGTCACTACCGTCGTCACCAGACAATGGTACGCTCGCGCATTCAATAACCACACCTACAGCACACTCTCCAGCAACAACCTCAGCCTCAACAACGATCCAGCTTGGATCGGCATTCAAACACCGTGGGGCTACTTTAACTTTAACTGCTATCGCTGCCACTTTAGCCCTAATGACTGGCAACGCCTGACCAACGAATACGTGCGATGGAGACCAACGTCCATGCACGTCAAAATTTACAACCTACAAATCAAACAAATTGTCTCCTTGGGCAACGATACACTTTACAACAATGACCTAACTGCCGGAGTGCACATCATGTGTGACGGCAGTGGTCAATACCCTGACTCTGCCAACGGCTGGGATGAACAGCTCCTACCAGAAATTCCAACAGACATATACACACTACCACAATACGCATACTATCAAGCCAACGGAGACCTAGTCTCCGACGGAGGCGCAAACACCGTCAACAACAGCACAGAAAGACACATTCTAGCCAATGTACCGCTATTCATGCTAGAAACATCACATCACCAAGTACTCAGAACAGGAGAATCTACAGAAATGCGATTCTCCTTCAGCTGTGGCTGGGTCAAAAATGACCGAACCTATCAACCTCCACAAGCAGGATTCAATCCATTGGTAGGCACACGCAGAAAGGCTCCACAACTCACTGTACGTGCAGGAAATGCTTATGAGTGGTCCTCCAGTAACTACTCACCCTATAAAAAACCAAGTATTTGGATGCCAGGACCTGGCTATTGCCGACAAGGATGGACACGCGCTACAGGACACAACTACCAAGACGGCGTCCGAGGACCATGGTGGGTCGCATACGCTCCCACAGGAAGCCAACCAGAAGGCGTTATCCAATACGCAAACAACTACATCGGCACACAATACATCAACGAAGACAGCGTGCGTACCTACGGATACGCCATCAATCCTGCAGGAGGCGCTTCCAACGCCATGCACGACAAAGACGTGCAATTCAACGTCAACCGAGAACAAGACCAAGGCAACTCAGCTAACGTACTCAGCACCGAAGAAATTGATTTTACTCGCTGGTACAATGCTGGCTTCGTGCAAAACTCCGGAGGCAACGATCCACAAAACAACAACGCACAATGGGCTTACCAAAACGTCATCTACATGTACCCAAACCAACTATGGAACGGACCGACACTGTCAAGAGAAAATCCAATCTGGACACGAGTACCTCGCACCGACTTTAAAACCATCCTCGACTGCGAAGACGGAACCCTACCTATGGAACATCCTCCGGGAACCATCTACGTCAAAGTCTCTAAAATCCCAATTCCATCCGACACCGCTAATCCATCTTTTCTTAATCTCTACGTCACAGGACAAATCACCGTCGCCATCGAGTGGGAAGCCGAACGCTACTCCACAAAGAACTGGCGACCAGAAACACGCACTTCTGCAACCAACTTCAACAAAACAAACGTCTACAACTTTGATGACCAAGGGAGATACATCATTCCAGACGAATACAACCAATGCATGCCAACCAGACAAGGCATGACACGTGTCACTAAACACCAATAAAATTGCGTTGTATCCTTCATGGGCGTGGCTTATTTTCTTTATGGGTACCATATCTTCTTTAACAGCACCTAGTGTACAACGTCACTAAGTGCTGATGTAGGACTTTGTCATACGTCAGGTATGACTTAATTCTGTCATCCGACCACAAGTACATATGACAAGTACTTGTCATGATAC